ATATTCCAGGCCACGTTTGGCGTGCCAGTAAGCCAGATTTGTAATACCAATGCCCAAGGGCTGGATTTCATCATTGCTGAGTTGACTTTGAATACTCAAGAAGTCTTGGTAGTCCAAGATGTTGCAAAGGCTGCGTTGAAGTACACGACAGGCTCTGCGCATGTCTTCAGGATGGCGGAACGCACCCCAGTTGATCGAACCCAAGGTACACAGCGCAATACGACCTTCCTCATCGTCCAGACGTTTGAATGGCTTGGTGGGCAACAGGATTTCACAGCAGAGATTGCTTTGGTAAATGGTATGGTACTCAGGATCAAATGGTCCTTGGTCCATGACATTGTCAATGAACACTAGATAGATACGTCCAGTATCGGTTCGTTCCTTGAGAATACCACTTTTGAAAACTTCCTCCGCAGCCATCGTTTTCTTACGGAGGCCGGGCGTTTTTTCATATTTGATATAAAGTTCTTCAAAGCGAGCGGTGTCTTGATAAAATGCTTCATAAAGGTCAGGTACTTGATTGGGGTCAAAGAATGTGATGTTTTCTTTGTTCTTGAATCGTCTCCAAAAGAATGCACTCAGCACAACACCATAATCCATGTGTCGCACACGAGTTTCTTCTGTGCCTTGATTGTTTTTCAGCACAATGAGATCATCAAACTGCAGATGCCAAATGGGATAGAACACCGTGGCTGACGCATTGCGGATACCACCTTGACTGCAACTGCGTAAGTCGCCAAACCATTTCTTAAGGAAAGGTATCATGCCGGTGTGCATGATTTCGCCACCGCGAATTGGTGAACCCAATGGGCGTAGTCGCCCAATCTCTAGGCCAATGCCAGCACGTTTGCTGGCATACTTGGCCATCATCTCACCGCTGGCAAATATACTATCCAAGTCATCGTCTGATCTAATAAGAACACAACTGCTAAACTGCTTAGTAGGAGTACCAAGCCCAGCCAGCACAGGTGTGGCCAGAGTGAAGAGTCCGTCGCTGGCTGCTGTGTAGTATTCTTTGATATAGCGCATGCGAGCTGTGTTAGGCTCTTCTTTATGGAATACAGTGGCAGCAGCCACCATGTATCTAACTTGCGGAGTTTCATATGTTTGTCCTGTGCTACGATTCTTTACTAGATATTTTTCGATCAGTTGTTCTACTGCGGCATAACTGTATGATTCATCTTTGGCATGATCAATCATGTCATGCATACGGTTCCAGTCGTCCTCTGAGTACCATTCTAGGAGTTCGGGAGTGTACAGGCCAGTGGCCACGTTGGTCTTCACGATCTCATACAAGTGGGGAGGATCGTAGGAACCGTATACATCTTTGCGTAGCATTGACAAGCGTTGTTTGCCTGCCACATATTGATAGTTGGTGTGCCCAACATCAGGATTGGATTCCACGTCGATTAAGTCCACAATGGCACGTAGAGTAATACCGTCGATCTCTTTGGTGGTAATACCATCATAAAAGTGCAACTGTGCTTTGATCTCTACCATGCTTTGGCTAACGTCTGCTATGCCTGCACATACTTTGGCAATTTGGGTTTGCCATTTTTCCAAGGCGAGCGGTTCTCTATGCCCACTGCGCTTTACAACTGTGATGCTTTTCATTTTATCCTAACGAATTTTTTGTTTTACTTGTTCTTGACTGACTTGCCGCCGGGGTTTTGACCGCCCCAGGCTGATATTTACGACTTGATCAGGATCCCAATTCAGTATATATTTCTCTTTGTTGACCAGGACTAAATTGTCGCTTTGATACTCAATCATCTGGCAATCTTGCAGGTCTTCACGGTCTAACATAGCTATAGTATACATGATTCCCAAGCCTCTTGCAACCGGACAGTACTGGTTATCACTCAACAACTGCCAAGGATCGGGCCAATCCTGTTGGTCATCCCAGTGCAAATGATAGGCGGTCCAAGGAGTTTGGAACCACCAAGAATTGATTTTGATCAAAGCAGGCTCTGAGTCCAGTTGACAACATTGCTGTCTTAACTGTGCCCAACTCTCCAGCCGCTCACTGAAGTCTCTAGGCCACATTGTTTTTAATAGCTACGGCCCAGGTGTGTCAGACTGTAATACATAGTACCAGCGGCCCTGCCGGAATCAGACGCATAAGAAACTGTGACTGTTCCACCAACATCTGTGACATTGAGTGTGACACCGGTAGTGGAATTTTCCACATAGTCATCAGTGTAACTAAGTCCATCACCAGCTGAGTCATCAGCATCATTGGCAATGGTCATGGTGCCGGTTCTAGCACTGGTTTCCACAATTATAGTATAATCCATTTTGAATGCTTTGATAAATGTAGTGCTCACTGTGAACAATGTGGTATTGGTGGCACCGGCTGTGATTGTGGCCTGTTGTCCAGTTTCTCTAATGAAACTGCCCATTTGTATCTGAGCTGCACTGTCTATGCCTATGCTGGCAGGTATGGTGGCAGTGGCAGTGGCATAGATTTTGATTCTAGGATAGGTGCTGCTGTAGGCAGTGGTACGCTGAAACATATCGCCAATGCTGACATTGTTGATGGCATCAATTGTGATCACAGGTGCTGCAGGACTGGTGGTGCTGTTGAAGTGGTTGCCCACATCATAAAAGATGTTGTATCCCGAAGCGTTCAAACTCACACCATTGATGTAGATACCTTCTTCATAGATATCGTCAAACACATTGTGCATCACACGCACACCAGTGGCTCCACCGTTGACCGGTGTCACACCACCCAAGATCACACCTTGATACAAGGTATCAAATTGTCCATTACTGATCACTGCACCGTTGATTTGTTGTGCTGTGTTGACGGCATAGGTAAAGCCTGAAAATCTACAATTGTCAAACACAATTTGTGAGCAGGGCAAACTAGAAGTGCTGCTCCAGTCAATGGCCTTGGTATTGTCAATTGCGGTTGTGAGGTCAGCAGTGGTCAATGGCCCAAACACATCAACATTGTTGAACGAGCAGTTCTTGGCTTTCTCAATCAAGATACCTGTGTTGAGTTGGTTGGTTTCAAAAGCCATGCCTGTAACTTCAATATTTTGTGGTGCTGTGAGAATGTTGACTCCAGTGTTACCTTGTGCATCAGCAGTTTGTGCAATATAACTAGGCAATGCTTCCGCTGCCCAGTAAAGAGTCAATGCTGGCGGAAATCCGACCAGCCCCACAGGTACTGGTGCTATGCTGCGATAGTACAGGCCATTTGTCACATAATATACCAGCACTCCTTGAGCATAGGCAGTATTGGCTGCCCAGTTTTGTACGTTGAAACTGATTATGCTACTGTTGGCCCCTTCACCATACAGCCTGGCAAAACTAGGTATTACAACACTGTCTGTAACAATGTAGGTGCCAGCAGGGAAAAACAAACTTCTACGCACCTGTGTGTTGTTTTGCACACAATACAGTTGGAACAACGCACGATTGATAGCGTCAGTGTCGTCGGTGGATCCATCGCCCACGGCACCAAAATCTGTGACCACAGCATAACTGTCCAGCCTGCTTTGTATGCTTTGTGAAATAGGTGTGCTGGGTGTGGCACCAGTTTGTACGGTGTATCCGGCTGCTTCACCTTGGTAGGTGTACTGGTCAGCAAAACCTAATATATCTGAATATTCTGTGAGAATTTCAGTGTTGCCCACTGCAGGAGCACCTTCTTCCAGTGTGCCGTTGCCAATGAACAGTCTACGGTCATCCACTGCCCAGCCCAGTTCAGCACCAGCCAAGGGTTGGGGTAAATCTACTTGCAAACCCTTGCGGGCGGTGATTCGTGATATTTGTACAATTGCCACAGTGTGATTCCTTCGGGTATCACATATTTAGCAAGTAATACTGTTCAACCTTTTTCCACCATAGGTCCCGGTACCGGTCAAACTCGCTGCCTTCCAGCACAAATTCTTGGTATTCGGGCTGTGTGAGCATGTTCATTTGTTCGTCTAGCTGAGGTTTCACACACATCAAAACTACACCTTTTCGGATTTTTGTGCCGTGCAATTCGTTGTGTGCTTCTGCGTAGGCGCACAACTGCACAAAGTAATCGTCAATCCATTCACGCTTTTTGGGCTTGTTGGTTTGTTTGTAGTCCAAGATGGTTTCTTCATTCAAGTGTATACCCGCACCATCTGTAGTACCTGCATACACCTGGGGGAAATACAGCGGAACTTCGATGCCCCAGAATTCACTTACATTCTTTAGGCCGTGTTCTACAACTTTGTGTGCCATGGCATGGCTTGCCCAGGAGAATGGATTTGTGCCACGGTCTTTGATCACCCCATCTCGAACATACTGTTCAAGGTAAGTGTGCATGCGGGTGCCACGGTTAGCTGCTTCTGTTGTGATGGCTTGTGCTTGTTCCGTACCTACCCTGGCTCGCCAGTTTTGCAAGGCCCGTTTGCTTTCCTCGCTTTTGGTTTTGTCAAGTATGGTTGTTACACTGGGTAACTTGTTGCCATCGGGTGTGGAATAATATCTCTTGCCTTCGATGGTCACACGAGGAACTGGTTGGTAATCAAATCGGGGGTTTAACAAATTAAACTCTAAAACTTTCTCCGCAACCACAGCGGTCACGTTCATTGGGGTTGGTGAATTCAAAGCCTTCATTAAGGCCTTGGCGTACATAGTCTACTTGTGTGCCCGACAAATACACATCATGTTTTTTGTCAACCAGCACACAGAAATTGTTCTGAGCATAATTTATAGTGCTGGGGTCGGGCTCATATTGTTTTACATATTCTAGCACATAAGCAAGCCCTGAGCAACCTGTGGTTTTTACTGCCAGGCGTATGCCAGCATAGCCTTTGAGTTCAACTAGTTTTTGTACTTTGTTTTTAGCAGTGTCAGTGAGTGAGATCATGCTTTTTACGATAGTCCTCTACGGCTGCTCGTATTGCATCTTCAGCAAGAATAGAACAATGAATCTTGACTGGTGGCAATGCGAGTTCCTGAGCAATCTCTGAATTTTTAAGAGATGCCGCTTGGTCAAGCGTTCGTCCTTTAACCCACTCGGTAACAAGAGAGGATGAGGCAATCGCACTGCCGCATCCGTATGTTTTGAACCTGGCATCTGTTATAATTCCATCTTGAACTTTGATTTGCAATTTCATCACATCACCACAAGCAGGTGCTCCTACCATGCCTGTGCCAATGCTATCGTCTATTTCAAACTTGCCCACATTACGTGGATTTTCATAGTGATCAATTACTTTTTCTGAATAGGCCATGTGATATTCCTTCGCTGATTATAGCGTATTTACTGATGTTTGTCAATTAGATTGGTTACAAGCCGCGGTCTTTGGCAGCAGCTGATTTGGCTGAGGCAGCCACAATGTCTTGTGCTTTGTTTACTGGCATTTTGGTGGGTCCTTCAGGTGCTGAACCTTTGTATCGGATTATTCGGGGATTTTGGGAATCCATGGGTTCCAGCACACTGTCCAAAGGAGGCTGACTCACAATGCTCACAATGTTTTTTTCATTAACTGGAAATCCTAAACTACGAGCAGCAGAAATAAATGCATCGGTGCTGATCTGTTTTTGTGCGTTTTCGTCATCGGCCCGGCCAGAAAGAAAGTTCACTAGACCCAATAATTTTTTTGGATCTGGTGCACCCCCGGATTCGACTTCGTCGATTCTCATTATCTACGTGCTCGGCCCAGTGCGGCTCCTGCTGGTGCAGGTTCTTCAGCATCCATTTCAGCACCTATATCTGCACCTATATCTGCACCCATCTCAGCACCAGGCATTGGTGGAGGTACTGCGCCTGGCATGCCACTGGCAGCCATGCTGGTGTCTAGTGCAGCTGGTTGTCCTGTGACCACACCCAGTGCGGTTTCCAGTTGTTGTTTGGCACCTTGTAAGTTTTGCACAAGACCTTGTAATGCACCAGTGACATCACTGTTGAATTGTGTGGCTTGTTCCATGCCAATTTGATTGCGGATTGAATCTACTAGAGCAGGCAGTTCTTTGAATTGCATCTCTGTGGTGTCTTCCAACATTGATTGCATTTTGTCTACCATGTCTTGTGCAGCCAACACAACTTGTGCTTGCTGAACTTCAGATTCTTTCAACATGCTGTAGGCTCTACGCAAACGGCTTTCGGCAGTCATCAACGCAGCACCAGCAACCATTTTTTGTTCGTCAGGTGTGAGATTTTGGCCAGTTGTACTTTTCTTTATTGCTGCTGCCAATTTGGGATCCTTGACATCCACTGCGGGCTTAACACTGGATGTCG